GATGCTGTTAGTCATAGAGAGCGCAAGAAACACTGGAAATACTGGTATTGTTTGTCGTTACAGGCTTTTTTACAAAACTTTACATAATAAATATTATGCGACATAGGTTAATAATTGCTTTAGTTTACAACGAAAACGAATATCGTACGATGTGGCAAACGCCCCCGGGGGGGTCATATATTCGAGGGGGGTACCCGCCGAATGACTTGTCGCCATAGCGTTATCTAAACCGCCTCTGAATTTTTTGAGCTTTACGAAAAAGGGTAAAGTTTAAAACACATCAGTAATAGTTTAACGTACTTAAAACACATCAGTAATAGTTTAACGTACTTTGGTTCTTGTTATATTTTTTAAAACAGGCTATACTTAATTTTACGTTTAGAGTTATGGTGAGTGTAGCTCAGTTGGCAGAGTTCTGGATTGTGATTCCAAGGGCCGTGGGTTCGAGTCCCATCGCTCACCCCACGAGAAAGCAAAAAAAGCGTTGACAGGTTTTTAAGTGCATGGTACCATGGGTTTGGTTATGGTAGTGGTGAGAACAAAAACTTTTTTCATTTTTTTCTCTGACACTCTTCTCACTCTCACAAGATTTGGAACTACAACACTTACTGCTGCCATAGCTAGAGCATGAAAGAGAGTAGTAAAAAGATAGATAAGGACGTTATGGCTCGTGTAAAAAAGAAATTTAAAGAGGCGGATAAGGGCAATCCACCGGTGGAGTTGGTTGCGGATAAGAGTATGCCGGTACAAATACCGGAGCATTATGCGTATACGATGGCTCAGGTTGCTTTTTTAGAGGAGTATAAGAAGACGTTGGACCCGGACAAGGCGGCGAAAGCGGCTGGGGTTGATAAGCGAGTGGCGGCGACGTGGTTGAAAAAACCGCATATTGAGGAGGTTGTGGTTAGTATTCATAAGACGTATGTGAAGGCGGTGATGTTGGATGCTAAGATTGCGGCGGGGCAGTTTGAGGAGGTATTGCAGGCGTTGAAGGAGAGGTTTGAGGAGGGGGACTCTCGGGTATCGGGAGCGTTGGCGAGTATGGTGAGTAATAAGATGAAGTTTACTGGCCACGGTGGTGTGGAAGATGCGGGAGGTAAAACGCAGATAAATATTAATATTGATTTAGGTTCGGTTGGTAAAGAGCAAGGAGAGATAATAGATGTCTAAGATTCAGGTTATTTGTATTGGTTGTGCGAAAGCGAATGGCGGCGTGTTGGATGATGGTTTCGTTAATCCGCATTTGGTTTTGAGGGAGTGTGATGTTTGTGGCGAGCCGCATCCGGTGGCAAATATTATGGCGTGGAAGAATTTGAACCCGTATGATAAGGAAGCTTACCAGGCTAAGGTTGCAACGCCCAAGCGCACAAGGGCTAAAAAGGCAGACGACCTTGGATGAAGTTTGAATTAAATTATAAGGCTTCGCCAACGCTTTCGAAGTTTCATAACTCGGACGCTTTTTTCCGAGGGGTGAAAGGGCCGATTGGCTCTGGGAAGTCTGTGGGGATGTGTTTTGAGTTGTTTGTCGTGATGAAGAGCCAAGCGAAGTCAAGAGATGGGATTCGTCGGACTCGGCACGTCGTGGTGAGGAATACCGCACCGGAGCTTGAGACGACGACGTTAAAGACTTGGCTGGATTGGTTTCCCGAAGAAGTGTTTGGGAAAGTAAACCGAAAGCCGCCAATTTCGCATCATATTAAGATTGACGATATTGAATCGGAAGTTATCTTTTTGGCACTAGACCGCCCCGAAGACGTTAAGAAATTATTGTCGTTAGAAGCCACAATGATTTGGTTTAATGAAGCTCGATATATTTTAAAAGAGATTTTAGATGCCGCTACGGGTCGTGTGGGTCGGTATCCGTCGCACCGTGAGAAGCCCGACGGGTTTGAGGGGCAATGGCCGACACGGTTTGGCGTTATAGCGGATACTAACCCACCCGATGATTCTAGCTGGTGGTACGATATGGCTGAGATTAAGCACCCGGACGGCTGGGTGTTTTTCGATCAACCGTCTGGGCTTAGTGAAAGCGCAGAGAATGTGGAGAATTTGCCGCCTAGTTATTATAACAACATGATGGCGGGTAAGCCACAAGAGTGGATTGATGTGTACGTGCATGGAAAGTATGGGTTTATCCAAGAAGGCAAACCGGTATATGGCGAAAACTACGTAGACAACACGCACTCTAGCTCGGATGTGAAGTATGACCCGGTATTGCCGGTGATTGTTGGGGTGGACTTTGGACTCACCCCGTCGGCGGTTATCGCTCAGAAAGACCCATTTGGGCGTTGGCGAATAGTTGACGAGTTTTTAACGCCCGATGGTGAGACATGGCCGCTCCAAGACTTTGCTCGAAACCTGAATAAATATTTAAGCAAGGAATACAAGCAAGCGAATATTGAGTTATGGGGTGACCCGTCTGGCGGCTTTAGAGATCAGCAAGGCGTTACTGCGTTTGATTTGTTTAAGAAAGAACAGTTGTTTGTGCGCCCAGCACCATCCAATAAGTTTGAAGTCCGACGGGAAGCGGTATTGTCGCCACTGTTGCGTTCAAGCAATGGCCTGCCGGGTATTGTTGTAAGTCGGCAAAAAGCCCCCATGGTGCGCCGGGGGTTTAATGGTGGGTATCACTATAAGCGGTTGAACGTTGGGGGCGAGGCCAAGTATAAATTAGAGCCAGAAAAGAACCGGTTTAGCCACCCGCACGATGCGTTGCAGTATGCGTTATTAGGCGGTGGCGAGCATAAAACGATGCTCGGTCGAAACGAGAAAATGCAAAAGCCTACAGTCCTTCCCAAGTTTAAAATCTTTTAGTATACTATGGAAATGAAAAAAATTAAATGGTATGTGGTGTTTCGACGCATTAGCCCTACTAAACACCCGACCATGCGAATTTTAAAAAAGTTATTGGACCATAATATTCAACACGTATTTGCGTTACGGACTATCCGCCCGCACACGGTTGCGCTTGATTATACAGGGTTTAATATAAACACTAAACTATACGAAAATCAAACGGCCGAAGAGGTTTTAAATTTTTATTTTAACCGGCCAAAGTATTTAATTGTCGAATATGAAACGACCGAAAAAGACTGTCAATCGGGGTTTCATATTGGAAATATGATACCGGGGTGTGTTAGTATAGTCAAAATGGCGTTAGGAATAACTAATTATGCAATGACCCCGTATGAATTGTACCGGTGGTTAGTAATAAATGGAGGTAGAATATGGGTGGCGGCGGACCAAAATACGACGACTCAGTACAGCGTGAGCAATTAGCAATGCAAAAAGAACAGTTGAAACAACAAGAAGAGGAGAGTCGAGCGCAACGAGAAAAAATTGCGCTTGAAAATACTACGGCTTTATTGGCGTTGCGGCGTGGAACAATGGGGCGACGGTCGCTGTTGTCCACGTCTGAGCGAGGCGTTGTATGAATGTAAAGGAAAAGTTTTTAGCGACGTTCAAAACACTAGAATCTCGCAAGCAGCAATGGGATTCAACGTATGAAGAAGTGTATGAGTATTGTATGCCGCAACGAAACTTATTTAGCGAAGCGGTTAATGGGGCTAAACGGGATAACGCTCAAGTTGTTTTTGATTCAACCGCAGTAAACGGTACTCAGAAATTTGTGTCGAATATACAAAACGTGTTGGTACCGCCAATGAAAAAGTGGGCTCGGTTAAAAGCGGGGATGTTTTTGAAAAACGAGGACGGACAAGACGACGTTGAAATACTTAAACAATTAGAAATTATGGAGAATCGGTTGTTTGAGTGTCTTCATGCGTCGGCGTTTGACCAAGCAGTATCCGAAGCGTTGTATGACGTAGCGGCTGGAACCGGCGCGCTATTGATACGCCCCGGCACAAGTAGGCAACCATTACTAGTCGAAGCGGTTCCGATTGCTAAGCTATACATAGCGACGGGGGCCGATAACACTGTGGATACGGTGTTTCGAAAAATGAAAGTACAATACCGAAACATTATGGACACGTGGCCGGATGCAAAAATCCCAAAAGAAATGCAAGAGGCTTATGCACAAAAACCAATGGACGAGTGCGAACTGATCGAGGGGATGTATCCGGCGGAAGTTACGGCAACCTATATGATCGACGGAGTGCAAAAAACCGAGAAGGTTATGGGGTTTAAGTATTGTATTTTGGCGACCAAAGGTGATCATTTACTTGTGGAGCGCGACGAAGAATTCTTGCCGTGGGTGGTGTTTCGATGGTCAGTGGTTGCTGGCGAATGGTATGGCCGGGGGCCGCTTATGTATGCACTACCCGATATTAAGACGCTTAACAAGTCGATACAATTTGACTTAACCGCAGCAGCGTTGACTGGACAGCCACCGTTGCTTGTTGGTGACGATGGCGTTATGAGTTTAGAGAACATGAAACTGGAACCGGCAATCGCAATACCAGTGTATTGGGATATGGCCGGCCCCAAAATACAATACCTGAGCCCGCCGCCGTATTCTAATTTACAACGGATTATTGTCGAGGACTTGCGAAAAAACATTAACGAGATGCTGTTT